AAATTACGTCGGTAGGGTCTTTACTCTCGCTAGTCTCTACGTAATTTTGGTAGTTACCTAGTGTTACCTCGCCCCAATTTTGGGGTACGTTTAGTATTACTTCTTTTTTCATTCTATATATACAAAGGTTATTTTAGTTAAAAGTTATTAAATTATAGCATAGTCGCCGTAGTTACCTTTAGCCTCATACCACCACCGCATTATTATAGCGTCTGCAAAGTCGGGGCTACGTCCTAACTTACTCTTTACTATATCTTTACTCTCTATAGCTAGCTTTTGGGTGTCCTTGTCTACCTTGTCGCGTTTAACTACCTCTAGCTCTTCTATTATCTCTTTACGGTATTTAGTGTTAGTTATGTATACCCTACCGTTATTTACGTCCTCGCTAAATTTAAAGTAGCATTGTGTTTTAAGGTTTTGGTAGTTCTGACCCTTTAGAGCTTTCGACCCGTTTACAAATGATACGCACCCGCTTAACATATCTACCACGCCACCCCCTACGCCGTCCGCGTCTATTACTATTTTACTCATAGGTACGCTATGCTCGTTAGCCATATCTTTAATACGTTGGGCTAATTGTGTTATAGTGTTCTTATCTATTTTTACTATATGCTCTAAGCGTTTGCCGTTCCATACACAAATTATACTTTTATCGCTACCTAAACGGGCAACGTCTACGCTTATAAACTTACTACCCCCCTCTATAAAGGTATTAGTAAATAAGTCCCCTAGGGCGTTATAATTAAATAGTAGGGCGTCGTCGTCTGCGTATTCCCAATTACCATACAATAGCCTAGACTTTGTTAGAGGGTCTAGCTTTTCTAATTGGCTTATATAGTGAGGGCTTAAATATTTGTTATCAGTAGCTAACGCTTTTATAAACTTCCTATAGTCGGGTAGCTTACCCTCTACTTCGGGGCGGTAGTACTTTGTATATAGCCACCCTTTAGACGGGTTACACGTTAGTAGTATCTTAGGTATTAGATTATTTTCGGTTAGCTTATAACGTATTCTACTCTTTAGTATATCTACTGCCTTTTCTGTAACCTCTGCGCTCTCATCTATAAAAGCGTCGGTAATTTCTAACCCCCCTAGGCTTGTAAATTCGGGGTCGCTTGGTTGTTTAAATAAGTCCTTTAAATATATTATAGAGCCGTTAGTAAATGTTATAGTACTGTCTTGACCGTTATACCTAAAGTCTACGTTAGGCTCTAACCCTACTAGCTCGCTCATCTCAAAAAACGTATTTAGAGTAGTGGCTTTTAAGTTCTTTAAAACCGACCTACCTATAACCGACCTAGTACCCGCATATTGTAGCCGTCTAAATATTTGCCATAAGCACCCTAGAGCACTTTTACCCGAGCCCGCCCCACCGCCATAAAGTAACTCGGTCGTCGTACTATCCTCTAATACTTTTAGAGCTCTTAACTGTTTAGGGAATAGCTTAATATTTACGGCTTGGGTTTCCACTTGTTTAGTCCTCGGTACTAGTTACGTTTATTACTACTTGTTTGTCTCTTATTTCGTGCTCTATCTCTTGGCGTTGTAGTTTAGGTACTAGGAACTCGCTCATCTTTAATAAGATATTTAGAGCTCTCTCGGGGTCTTCCTCGGCTACGTCAGATAGCCAAACTTTCATATTAGGTAAATTATCCTCTACCAATAATTTAAAAGCCTCGCGTATTTCTTTAGTAGCTTTATTAGGTACACCCTTACGACTACCCGCTAACTTATTACCTACTTTAAAACTCATAGCTTAATCTTTATTTAATAGTTTGTAGGTATATACATATACAGCTATAGTAAGCGGTATTAAAATAAATATATATATCATAGCTTTAGGTTTGTGTCAAATTGTGTCTCTTTGACGTGTTAGTCTTCGTACTGTTCTACAACTTTATGTAGGTCATTAATTAATTTTACAACGCAAGGCGCACAACTAGACGGGCTAGCGTTACTGTTTAAATACTTTCTATGTAGCATAGCTATACGTCTATTTTGCTCTCTTGTTACTTTATCAACTGTATAGCTTAATAGTTCTTTTAGTTCTTTGTATTCTGCCTTTGTTATGTTTGCCTCTTTGCTCCATTTACCTAGGGGGCATTGTGCAAACTTTAACCTAGTCTTTATATTCATAAAGCACCCGCAAAGTTTATACTCCTTTTTTCTATACTTTACCGTATCGCCTACTATTGGCGTACCGCAAGTATTACTTTTCTTTTTAAAAAACTTACATTTACGGCAAGTTTTTAGCCTCTGGTTTTGTACGTCAGTCGGTGCAAACATTTACTTTGTCTTTTAGTTGTTTCTTTACCTTTCTTACTGTATTAAAAATAGATATTTTAGGTATGCCCGTCTCTTCTGCTAATTCGTTATACGTTAGGTTACTCTCATAGTATAATAAAAATAGGTTACGCTCGTAATAGTTAAACGTCTCTAGGGTAGTGTCTAGGGTTTGTTTTAAACGCTCTTTATAGTCTTGGGGTGTATCTATTACCTTTACATTTAAAAAGTGCTCTAAATCGCTTATATCTGTTTTTACCTTGTTTTTATTATATAGTATTCTCTTACGGTAAAATTGAGACTTTTTACTAAGCACTCTAACGGCTATTATTTTCTTTAGATAATTTAGACCGCCACCCTCTGCATATATCCATAGTAAGCGGTTAGTATCACTAGTTAATAGTTGTAGGTATACGTCTTGTACTACGTCCTCGGCTAGCCCCTTATCTCTTGTTAGTGGAGTAGCAAAGTGTACGAGCGCTTTAAAATGCTCGTAAAGTGCCTCTATTATCGTTTGCCTTTTAATGGTTTTAGTTTTAAACGGCTACTACATATAGCTAGCCTTTGTTTTTCGTTCTTATATTCGCTAGTCATTACCTCGTCAATCATACAACGCTCTATAAACTCTTTATTACTCTCGTTAGCTTTTGGTTTAGGTATAGGCATATATTAGCGTTTTAAATAGTTGTCTATTGTTTCTAGTGTTTGCTCTAGCCCCGTACATACTACCGCCTTATATCCTTTAGCGTTTAGTATCTCTAGTACTTTTTTTTGGTTAGTGCTTGGGTAGTTACCTTTTACTTTCAGCTCTAAAGCTAGACCGTTATATAGTACCCCGTCAATAGTGCGAGGCTCATATATAAAAAGGTCGGGAAAACCCGACTTGTAACCGCAAGCCTTATTTTTTACTCTCTGGCTTACGTATTTTTGATATTGACCGCCCGCGCTACCGTTATAGAATACGTTTTTATACTGCAAGTCTAAGTATATACAAACGTTTTTTTGTAGTGTATACTCGTCAGCTTTACGGCTCTTAATTTTCATAGCGGTAAAATACTACAAAAATTATACCCTTACAATAGCTAAACGCTTAATTTTTAGGGCATAAAAAAACCCCTACCGTTTAAAGTAAGGGTTTAATATTAAAATATACGTAACTGCGCTTTATGTTGTTCTATACGCTCTATAGCTTTGTCGTAGTAGTCTTTATCTAATTCGCAAGCCGTAAGGTCGTACCCTAAGTTATGGCAAGCTATAGCTATACTACCGCTACCTAGGTGAGTGTCTAGTATTTTGTCGCCCTCTTTTGCGTAGTTAATTAGTAGCCACTCGTATAGTTTTACGGGTTTTTGTGTTGGGTGTATTCTTATATTATCTGCGTTTTGCGGTCTTAAATAAAATGTTTTAGCGCTTTTATCAAAATTAGTATAAGCATACTCGCAAGATGCAAAAGAAACGCCCTCGGGTTGTTGTTTATCCCAAATTAAAAAACATCTAGTAGGAGGTAGTCTAAAATAATTACCGCCCCATATAATAGTATTTTTAGATACTCTAAATAACTCTTTAAAATATTTATCGTTTGGCGTTTCATTATCCCACTTTTTACCCTTACCTCCGTAATGCCCTAACCTACCGCTAGAATTAATATTAATACCGTAAGGCGGGTCTACTATTGCTAGGTCAAAATAGTTGTCCTCATACCTAGCCATTAATTTCATATTACACTCGTTAGTTATTTCCATTTAGATAGTCTTTTATAGTTGTTTCACTACTACGCTCTCTAAAGGCTTGTTTATGTAGTGCGTTCTCTTGTTCTCGTATTGTAATTATGTTACCCGTTCGGTCTATATCGTACCTAGTTAGCCACTCAAATAATATACCCCCGTCTATACGGTCGTATACTTTACCATACTTACCCGTTTTACCTCGGTTAAAGCATAGCCCTATATCGTATAGGTTAAACCTTTTAAACTCGTTATATATCATATATGCGACGTCTACTATCTGCGTGTCGCTCATAGAGTTCTTAACATTAAACCACTCTAGTACCTCTATAATAAGTATACTAATTAGGTCTACTACCTTTTCGTTGCTTTGCTCTTTAGCTATTTTTTGTAAGCTCTTAGGTTTATGCTTTAATATTATATGTGCTAGGCTAGTTTCGTCTAGGTTTAGTACTTGCATTTTAAAAGCTCTGGGGTTATCTACTAGGCTAACCTCGTTAAAGGTTGTAACCGCGCTAGGTAAATTACTTGTACTTTGCTCGGAGCTTGTCCCTAAGAGCGCTACCGCTTGCTTTATTTTGTCCGCGTCCATTTTTTAAGTCGTTTATTATGTTAGTTAAGTTACTGTTAATTTGGGTTAGCTTAATCTGTTTTTGTAGAAACGGCTCGAGCTTGTCCCAACTGTTAAGTATATATTTAAAACCGTCTATAGTAGTTTCGTCGTTTAAACCTTTTGAGCTCGCCGACTTTTTTAAGTACGCTATAATCTGTTTTAAAGCGTTACCCTCTGCCCCGTTAATCTTTGCGGGCATATCTAACCTATTTTTAATAAAAGCGTCGTAGACGCTAACACACTCTTTATATATGTTATTATTATTAGGTTTACTATATGTAGTTTTAGTATATGGTATAGGTTTTACCTTTTGGTTATTTGCTTTTAACGGTTTGGTAAATTCCTTTTTACCGTTCGGTAAGTTGCTTTTTACCGTTTGGTATATTGTTTGGTAGTCTACAAACGCGTACCATTTAGTACGGTCGTACTTAGCCTTATTATAGTTACCTACTTTAATTACGTTTTGAGTTTCTAGGCTTTTTAGTATTCTACCTATTTGTCGTTCACTCCAGAACGGAAACAAAGACCTAAACGCGTTTATAGAGTTGTAGGTATATGTACTACCGTCGTACTCGTTTTTATTGTTGGCTTTGTTCTTAGCTATCCAAAACAATAAATTATAGATTACTATAGCTTCATCTACCCCGTAGGCTTTTGCGTGGTCTGTATGGAAACTATAAACCATTGTTTACGTATCTAATAACCTTTTTAAAAGGTCGTTTTGTTGCCTCTGCTATACGGTCGGCATACTTAATAAAGTAGCTAGGGTCATTACATATCTTATCGACTGTAGGGCGCGTTAGTTTTAGCGCTTTAGATATATCCGTCTTACTCTTGTAATACTTAAAAAGGTATACCTCTTGTTTATTTCTAGGTTTGTATAAGTTCATTTTGATATAGTTTAAATTAAAAAAAGAGTAAAGCCCCACTAGGGGGCTCTACAATAACCTACAATAACTAACTAACTAAAAAGGTAGGTTATCCTCTTCTAAGTCTTTAGGCTTTGCCTCTGGCGTTGCTGACGGCGTCGTAAACTCCTTAGAGAATTGTACCGCGTCGTTGCCCTCTACAAATTGAACAAACCTTTCGGCGGTTTTCATAACGTCCTCTATAGTTGGTTTTAGTTTTGGGTCTATAGCCCAAAAGTCTACCGAGGCTTTTAACATACTTTGTCTAACTATCTTTACTTGTACGTCGTCAGACTTACCAAAGCTACGCGAGGGGTTACCATAAGGTACGCTAGGTTTAGCGTATACGGGTTTAATCTTAGGAAACTTACCACCTATATACTCATAGTCTAGGGTAGCCCCTACCTCGAATTTGTTTTGCTCTTTATGAATACTAGAGTATTCCCCTACCGTACCGTCGTCAAATGATACCTCGAATTTATAAAAAATTTTACTTCCGTCTTTAGTACTCCAAGTACCGTTTTGTTGTACGCTTTCTACCGTACCGTTTTTAATTTCTGCCATTTTAATAGTTTTTAGCAATTAGTTCTAAATAGTTGTTTAAATCGGCGTAACTGTTTTTATGCAACCCCGAGAGGCTAAATTTAGTTAGCGCTTTGTCTTTAAAGTCCGTAGCTACTTGTACGTCTCTAGCGTGTAGCTGAAACTCTAGTAGGCTTACTACGTCTTTTATATTAAAATTAGGTTTGTCTTGTACCTCGCTAATCATTGATAGCATACGGTAAATAAACTCTTTACGCGTTTCAGTCATAGCTTGCACGTTCTATATAATCGTCGTTAATACCTAGTCTTTCGTTTTGGCGGTGTTCTTGTTCTGCCTCCCACCTTATTAGCTCTTGTTCTATATCCTCTTTAACTGTATAGGGTATATCGCTTACGTTATCGTTATACATTTTATTAAAGTGGTATATATCCGTTAGCGTTTCTATAAGGTCGTCTTTGCCTTGTAAAAAGTTATTAGATACTACAAGGTCGTAGTATAGATACTCTTCTTTATCGCAGTTAATATACTTACTACTCTCTACGGGAGTTAAAACGCTCTTACTTTTAGGTACAAATACCATATCCTTACCCGACTTTACCGCCCACGCTTTAGGGGTCTCGCAATTATGTACGAGCCCGCGCTTACTTCTTAGTCTTACTTTCATAGGTTAGGGTTTTTAGGTCTACCAAGTGCTACCCATTCCTCTACAGTACCACCGTTTAAAAGCGTTACCGTTCCATTTTGCCAGAGTATAAGGCGCTTTTGTCGGTGTTTGTATTCTTGTTCTTGTACGTCTAGCTCTTTTTGTACCTCGTCGGCGTACGCGTACGGGTTGTTAGCAAATACTTGCTCTACGAATTGTTCAAATAATCGGCTCATAATTATAGTTTAATATTTGGTTTTAGTTCATTTAGTTTATTAATACAATATTTAAGTTTAGTTTTATTAATTGTATTTTGTATGTATACATTTTCTAAACTTTCTACGGTAGTTTCATTTTCTAGCGTTTCGTTTAGCGTGTTTTTTTGTATAGTCTCTAGCAAAAATACTATGTTTTCTACTAGCCCTTTTTTTTCTTGTTGTGTCATTACTTAATATTTAAAGAATTAATAAGGTCGTTTACTTCGCCTACGGGGTCATAGTCTGAGTTAAAAATATGTTTAGCCTTAGAGACTAATTTATACTCCGCTACCGTAGTTACTTTAAGGCTACCGTCTTTAGTTCTAAACCTTGTAGGTACTTTACGCGGTAAACTTATTATAGTTAAGTCGTCCCCGTTTTTTTCAAAGTGTCGGTTAAGTTTAAATACTGTAGACGCTAGCCTAGTGTTACCTAGTTCGTCCGTACATTGTTTTTGAGTAATACTATCGTTGTCTCTAAGATACGCTAGTAGTCTGGTTAGGTGCGTGTTTTCTCGCATAATAATAAATTTTAATTAGTTAAAGACCCTAGCAACTCGTACTAGGGTTTCGCTCTTTTGAGCTCATCAGTTTAACATTCGTCTAAACGCTCGCCGTACCCGTCGTACTCGATAGTAGCGTAGCGTTCTTTTTTATACGGGTAGTTATTCTCGTAACAGTCGTTACAATAATGCCCCGTATATATACCGTACCAATCGGTACGCTTTTCGGTGTCGGGTTTAAAGTCTCTACACCCTTTACAAGAGTGCTCTTTATAATCTATAAACCAAATACCCCTAGTCTCGTCTAACTCGTCTAGGTGGTCTACCGTTACCGTCTCGTCGGTGTTGTCTAGTGTACATACATATCTTACCATTAGTCTAAGTTTTCTAGTATTAAGTCTATTATATACTCGTTTAATTTAGCGCGCTTATCGTTGCTTATTTCTACTTTAGTACGTAAGTCTATAAAATGTTTGTTAGAATATACTATAGTGTCTACCGCTACGTCTACTATTTGGCTCGGCATTTCTACGGGCTCTTCGGTGTCGTAACTCCATACTACCCACTCGTCCATATATTTACATATACCGTCTTTAAGGTTTTTAGGTCTACTATCTTTAGTACAGTCTTTTAGTATTTCTCTACTTAGTACGCTCTTAGCTAGTTCTTTTAAATTGGTAGGGTTTTTAAACCTAGTTAATTTACCCCCCTCTAATATTCCGTATTTCATTGTTTATTGTTTTTTAGCGTCCTCTACCCAATTTTCTAAATTTGGTTTAGAGACTGTTAGTACTTCTAGTAATTGGTCGCCTATCGTTTGTTTAACGTCTTGTATAGCGTGCTTTATAGCTCTCTCTAGTGCGCCGTCTCGGTAGGCGTCTATTCCGTCGTCGGCAGTTTCTAAACCTTTGGCAAATACAAATAGTCTTTTTTCTAAGTCAGTCATAATAATAAAATTTAGTTAGTTATAGACGCTAGCAACTTGCTACTAGCGTTTCGCCTTTATAGGCTCATCAGTATAACGGGTATTTAGGTACGCCCCCTATGGCGTCAGCTTGATAAGTTAAAAACGTCCTAACGATTAAAGTACTTAGCGTTTGTACTCGTATAGCATTACTCTAACCTCAAAGCCTCCCGCGTTCCGCGTTTGGGTTTCCCTTACCCCTAGGTTAGTACTATAGCCGTCCGTAGCATTTTACGTATATAACTATATCAATATGTCAAACAACGTGCCCCCTATCTCGAAAGCATACGCAAATGTAAATTAAAATTTACAGTTACGCAAGCACGCAAGCAATATTTTTTTTACGTTTGAATTTCTGCGCCGTAAATATGTAGGGGTGCGTAGGTGCGTATACGAAATATATTTTACATATACAAACACCGCGCTACAACCCTAGTGTTTATGCGGTTTTTTATTATCTTTTGTTTTTGATGTACTCGTACTAGAGAAAGTACAAAGTCTCTTAGAGAGGCTAAAAATAGCCTAAAATAAAATATATAATATTTTACATTTGAATTTTAAAAGTAGTGGGTAAGTCGGGCTATTTGACCGTCTTTTTTAGAGTGAATAAAACCCTCTACGGCTTTTTTACTGCCCGTATATCCTTTACGAGAGTGCCAACTATCCGACCCCGAGGGGCTACGCAAGTACTCAATAGTTACCCCTATATAGTCTTTAGCGTCTCTATATTTATACTTTATTTTGTGGTGCAAATGGTGTAAATACCAATACCTATATAAGGTACTAGACCAATCTGTAGGGCGTTCGTTAGCCATAAGTAGGGGTAAGTTATCTACTTTAGCCCCGTCGCCATGCTCTAAACCTATTAAGCTATTACCGTACTTATAGTATTTTCTATGCGACGCGCCCGCGTCTACTCTTACGTCTTTAGTTTTTCTAAACCAAGCCTTTATAGTCTTGGCTAGGTAGTGCCCGCTCTGGTAGTCATGGTTACTCATAGAGTGTACGCAATCAACGGGGGCTATATGGCGTAGCATCTCTATAACTTTTACGTAGAGCTCTAGGGCTACGTCGTAAAACTCCCACCATTTACCGCCGTCGGTGTCTTGGTGCGTTCCTTTTGTAGTAGTGTTATATACGTTATCAATATGTAGTATATCGTTTCCTAAGCATAATAAAACCCTATCTATATTAAAGCCCTTAGACTTATCTATAAGCCCTTGTACGCCCTCTAAAACGCGTTTTACTGCTATATCTACGTTATACTCGTCGCCCGTTTCTAAAGCGTTAGCGTATTTACCTATATGAACGTCGGCGGGGTTTATAACTAATAAGTGTCCGTCTTTAGCTTTACGTTGTATATACTTGTAAGTAGGTGCGTGGGCGTTTACGTAGTCTTGTACCTTTTTAAATATCTGTAGGTCGTCGCGGTTTTGTTTTGTAACAATGCTAAAACGTGGCTCGCCTTTAAAGTTCTGCCAATGCTTAACGCTTACTACGTCTTTTTTATGTATTCCCCTCTCTTTAAGGTGTAGCTCTAGTAATGAGTTATCGTTTATATTTTCGACGTACTCGCCCCTATGTTTTTTTATAAGGTCTACCTCTTCGGGTGCTAACCTCATACGGTTAAAGCTATCGGGCTTACTCATTTTTAAAAACGCTAAAGCACAAAGGTAATACCGCTATAAAAGATAGTAATACGTTGTACTCGGTTAGTCCGTTGGTCGCCATATCGGTAACGCTTGCCGTAACAAGTACACCAGATACGCTACGCTTTGCGCTCCATTTTTTATTTCGTTGCCCCTCTTTAAATACGTCAGCTACTTTACCTATGTTTTTAAGTAGCGGGTGCATTATTTAAGGCGGTCTTTTACTAATAGGTTTACTAAGCCGTCTAGCTTGGCAAATACTTTGTTGTCTTTTTTAGTTGGCGTAATATTTACTACAACTTTAGCAAATGCTAGCAAGCCTATAACAAGCTCGCCCCAATTATTACTAATAAAATCAATCATTATATAAGTCTAAACAAATGAAACAAAAAGGCATATATACATAATGCCCCGTACCGTCTTGGTATCTTTGAGAGTATACCCCTAAGAGTATACCCGTATAAAACCCTATAGAAATTTCCCACCCCATTAATAAAGCCACGTAACGCCGTCGGGTAGGCTAGGGTCGTTATCTACGTGTATAAAAGTTTTAGCTATTCCTATGCGTTTAAAACCTACGCTAATTAAAGCGTCTAACATAATAAACCTATCCGACGAGTTAGTGCATTTAATATCTACCGCATAGCCCCGTAGGTGGCTCGAGTTTTTACTTCCTTTTACGGCTTTATTCTTAGCCTCTGACCGCCAACTAGAATTTATAATAAAAGGTATACCCGCAGTCTGGCGCGCCATATCTAACATTATTAAAAGCTCGTCGTCCATTTTGCTAAAACATTCTACGCCGTCGCAATTAAACTCTTTAGGGCTAAAGTGCTTTATCATTTGTCTAATAGCTTTTTAATGTTATATAGTAAAGCCGTACTTAATAGTAATATAGTAAGCGCTTGCTCTATATCTACAAAGGTAATACCTACCGCGCCCGCGTTTATAGTATTAAATACTATAGTGTCTATTTTGTGTTGCATTTTTTACCTTTTTTTTCTAGGTAGAGCTTTAGCAATTTCTCGTATTGCTCTTTATTATTTTTACTGCCTTTAGGTCGCCCCATTATTTTTTAGGTTTTATCCACATATACGGGTTATAGGTCGGAGCTCCAGAAATAGTTAAACCGTTCTCGTAGTATATTGTAGTAATAGGGCTCATATCCGCACCGCTACCCGCGTTATATTCTGCTAGGGTGCTATTGTTATTTTGTAAATAGTCTATTAAACGCTCGCTATAAAATTGCGCGTTGTTGCGTTCTTTAGCTATTAGACTATCTACCTCGCTTTTACTTATTGGCGTTGCGTTATCCCCGCTAATTTGCGATATAGAGCTATTTAAAACCTTATTAGATAAATAAGGGTATAACTCTACTAAAGACCAATACATAACCGTACGCCTAATATAGTCGTCCATAAGCGTAGCGTATGCAGTTGGTAAACTAGCTACATTTGTTTTAAGATACTTATACAAATTAGTACCTAGTATTGGTTGTATGTATTTGTCTTGGGCTGTTAGTATAGCGGGTAAAAAATATTTTTCGTCTATACTGCCCCCTACTTGACTATATGCTTTTATATAGTCAGCATCTACAAAAATTACTTGAGTAGGTAAAGCCATAGTTAAAAATTTAGTGTATTGCTATAATATCGGCGGCGGTTGTGCCTCTAGCGTGTACTTTATTTACTTTTATAAAATCTATATAAGTACCGCTAGTTATATTTTTTAAAGTTATAGTTTGCCCGTCTATTGTATCTACCTTTAAGTCTCCGCCCGTACCTACAAAAATATTAAAAGGTACGTCGCTTACTTTTGCGCTATCGCTTGGTCTTACTGTTTGGGCTACTTCGCCTCTTGTGTATCTTGCTTTACTTTTTTGTCTTGTATCTAACGCCATTTTATTTACTTGTTTTTATGTTTTAAACTTCCTCTATTTGGTAAATCTATTGTAGGGGTACTAGACTTACGCCACCCTCTAGGGTTTGTTATACCCGTACCTCTTGTATTTGGGCTTACTTCTGTATCATTATTTAGCCCGTCGTTTGGTAAAAATTGCCCGCTAGCGTTTCGCTTACGTTTCCATACTTGCCGTATAAATTTATGGTGGCAATATACCCCGCCTTTCCATTCCCAAATTGAGTACGTGCTTTTACCCTCTGGGGCAAACTCGCCATTTATACCCTCTTTACCCATTTGTACAATATCCTCGTACCTATATGATACGCCTAGCTTTGCGTTTGCTACCATATTCTTACAGAATAAACGGCTATTCTTACTTAGGTTTCTACTATATCTATAACGTACTTTAAATAGTCCCTTATCGGTTTTACTCTTTTCCTCGGGGTTAGCGTATCGTTTAAAAAACTTATACGGCTCGTTATGATATTGCGCCTCTAGTTGCGTGTCGTCTATCTCTGTCTCTTCTACAAGTTCCCAACTATTAGTATTTACTACCTCGCCTACTTTGTCTAGGTGTTCTAGCCATTTGTGAGCGTCCTCGTCGCATAGTTCTACGTTTTCTTTACCCTTTTTTTTTTCAAATAAAGAAAGACTTAGGGCTAAGTCGTCAGACTTAAAAAAACCCTTTGCAACTTCTAGCGGTAACTGTAAAAACTGTATTAAAAATACTATCGCTTGCTCTTCGGTTAAAACGCCCTCTTGTACTTTAGCTATAATATCTATAGCGCTACTAATTTGAGCACCGTTATAGCTTGCGTCTACTTGTTCTATTTCCTCTTCGCTTACCTCTTCCTCTACTATAGGGTTATTTACTTCGGTGTTATCCTCTACTATTTCCTCTTCTGCGTACTCTTCCGTAAATGGTTGCGCGCTTTCAAACTCTAGCTTTATGCCCTCGCCCGCTTCAAACATTATAAGCTCTAGCGCCTCGGTTAATAAGTCCCTATAACCCGTTACTACTGTCTCTTCAAATAATACGCTAGCCGTTTTTAATTCGTCGGCATTGTTACCAAGTCCGCCACCGTCAGAGTTTACCCCAAATAAACGAGGGCTTACTACTCTATGGCTTACCATAATTTTATTAGTTATTTCAGTACTTAAAAATTGGTATTGCTTGTCAGCGTCAGAGAGTGCAAAGCTAGTAATCTCGGGGGCGTTTGCTCGGTCGTCTGAAAATGAAAGTATAAACTTACCCGCGTTTTTAGACCCGCTTAACTCGTTTTCTATTTGGCGTTTTACCTCTCGGCGTTTCTCTTCGCTAGGTATACCTTGGTTAAATGATAGTAAAAAACTAGGGGCTAGACCGTTTTGTATGTTTGCTAGGTGGTACTCGCTTACGTTCTTATCTAGGTTAATATAATTTAGTCCCCCTTGATAGTCTGGCTTTGGGTAATAATAAGACCCTACGCTATACATTTTAAAACAAGCTATTTGACTAGGAAAAGCGTGTTTTTGTTCGGGGTCAAAGGCTTTTACTTTGTCATATCCCGCCTTTTTTACGTTAGCCCAATCTTTAGAATAGTAGTAAAAATCTACTTTGCCGTCGGTCTCTTCGCCCGTTCTCATATTCTCGTATGGTATATGCTCGACGTCTGTTATAGTAGTGCGGTCTAGGGAATAAGATAAAGACAAATAAAAACCGCCTTGTACTTTAAGGTCTAAAACGCATTTTTGTATAGTGTTTTTACCTACGCCCTTGTCGAATAGTTGTAAAAACTTAGCCCATGCCTCTACCTTTACGTCTTTGTCGGGGCTTGTTACCCCCTCGCCATATATCCAAGAGGCTATAGAATTACAAAGCGCATTGTGTACGCTTGACTTTTGGTATAAGTCTATAAGATAACTAGGGTAGTCGTTATTTTGCCCGTAGCTAACGTACTCGTCGGAGCTCTTTACTACTTCGCTATCGTCTGTATACTCGTAAGAGTTATTAAATGTATGTAGCTTACTCATTCTTATATGATATTACCGTAGGTATAGTTTGCCTATCGGGGTTATAATATGTATTAGTGAAGTCGTAACTATCGTAAACCATAGCTACCCCCTTATCTATAAGTATACGCGCGTTTTGGTCGCTCTTACCTTGCACCGTTGCGGGGTAGTCTACGTTTTCTAGTACGCCGTATATATTATAGTCGTATTTTCCCGCGTTATCTAAGCCTATTACACCGTTGCGCGTTGGGGTTTCTAGCGTAGCTAAATCTATACGTAGGTTAAAAGTAATGTACCTAGCGTTACTACTCTCTTTAGACTTTTGTAGTAGTGTATCGTATACCTTGCCCGTAGTTTGTTCTATTAATTCTATTAAATAGTGAGTAGGCGTACTTAATACCTTAGGTACTTGGTGCGTAGAATTAGGTATAAATACGGGTTTACTCTTGTTTATTGAATTACTAAACAAATTACTAGAGTAATTAACCGTTATTTTATTCCGATAGTTCGGTATTTTTTTTAGGCTTAACACTCTCGAATAAATTAGGGTTAATATTATAAATAGCGTTTATAGTATGCTCGTCTAAATTGTTACTTAATATAGTTTTTTTAGGGCAATAAACTACGCTACCTATAAACTTCTTTTTAAACTTTTTTTTCATAACTGTAAATATAAAAAAAGGCGGTAAGGCTTTCAACTCCTACCACCTTTTATTTAACTAATTATAGATGTTAAATTTGACTGCTTGATATTTCTATCATATCGTCAGTACCCGCTACATTCTTTAAAGTAGTAGGCGTCGACGTCATATTTATAGCGGGTATCGTTCCCATAGCGCTAAACTGTAAAGTGAAACCAATAGGGTCAGCTAGTGCCGTATCGCCGTTATGAATAAAAGAGCCACCCGTACAACGTACGTTTCTTTTGTTGTCTAGTAAATAATATATACCGTTATTATCTCTTACCATAATTTGCCATATACCCGCTACTATATCCTCGAATAAATCAATAGTAGTCCCTTGTACACCTCTGCAAACTATCTCTAGGTCTTGTTGGTATGCTACCCCGCTATCGCTTGTTACTATAGTTTGGTTAAAGTTACTTTGATATTTATCTAGGTCGATTTGAAACCATGTACCTACATCGCCGTCGCTTGTTGTTACATTAGCCGCAACGCCACTAGCTACGCCTACGCTTATAATTCTATGGTCATCTATACCACTTAATAGTAGTATTTGGTCTATACCGCCTACGTCATTTTGGCAAAGTATACCTTTACCCGTCGTTATTCCACAACTCATATTTTTATATTTTAAAGGTTATAAAAAGGTAGGGCATAAAGCCCCACCGTAATAAGTCGTACTAACTATGATATAGTTTGATTTACTGCTAGAATACAATCAGATTTTAGACCTACTTGTACACCAATACCGAAACGCATAACTAACTGTATAAAGTCGCTACCGTCGTATTGGTATCTTGGTATTACTTGCATCTCTGTCATATCAGTACCTAAGTTAGTACCTACAAATAAGTTAGACGCTCTACATAATATAATAGCGTCGTCTGGCATACCTTGTGCCATATTAACCGCTACGCCTAAGTAAGATACTGCGCCGAATTTTTGGTTATATCCTCTTTGCTCGTAACCGCCACCGTTAGACGCTAATTTACCTAAGTATAAAGCGTAAGTTTTAGGGCTTACTAAGAATTGACAGTCGTCATGCGTTAAGATACCCGCGCATTGGTCTACGGCTTTGTCGTATGCCGCTTGCATTTTAGCTAAAATATTACCCTCTGCAAGTGCCGCCCCTAAGTCGATATAGTTAGCCGCTAGGTATAATTTACCCGCTTGAATACCCGCATTATCTACAGTACCGTCGTTAGAAATAAGACCCGTACCTAAAGACGTAGACCCTTTATAAATAAATTGTTCTACTTGTTGAGCTGACTGACCCGCAACAACTGACGCCGCAAAGTCAATAAAGTCTGTAGGCTCGCCGTTTCTTGACCCGTTCATTTGAGACGCTACCCAAGTAGGGTACAGTTTACCTCTACATAATGCTTCGTTTACCATTACGTCAGTAGTCGTAAGTACTGCCTCGTCTAAAGTTAAGCTATCGCCGTTAGTTACACCACAAGCCGATCCTACGATAGGGTCAGCTGATACTAAAGAAGAAACTACTGCTTTGTTACGTACACCCGCTAAAGATGTTAAGTACCCGTTTTCTATTGAGTTAGATGCTACCGCGCTTGTAATGTAAGGTAGTGCCAACTCGCCCGCGTAGGTATTGTTTGTTACTGCGGGATAGTTAAATTCGTGTTTTTTATTTGCCATTTTATTAGTTGTTTTTAGCGTTTAAAATAATATCTAAATGCTTGTTACCCGTTTCTATTTTACTAGGGCTTGTTGGTGCATTGTGTTTAAGTGGCTTTACTGCCGATAATTTACTAAGTTTTTGTACAGTCTCTTTAAGTTCTGTATTCTCATTAGTAAGACCCTCTACGGTGTCTTTAAATTCAGAGCGTAAAATCTCTAAGGCGTCTACTAGGTTTTCGTTAGTAACGTAGTTAGATAAGTCTACGGTTTCCGCGCTCATCTCTTCCTCTTCTTTTTCGTCCTTTTTAAGGTCTGCCTCTTCGCCGTCCTCTTCGGGTTGCGTAAGGCTTGTAATTTCTCCGTCGCTTACTACCATTTTAGCGCCGCCCTCTACTTCATATTCGCCCGTAGGTAGTGGCATTTTTTCGCCGTCTTCACCTACTACGAATACTAGAACGCCGTCCTCAAATTTTTCAGCATCTGTACCAATTTTAGTACCGTCCACTAGCATAGCCTCCGCCATAAGCTCGACCTCGTTAGTTTCCATTCCTAAAATGGCTTTAATTTGGTTAATAGTGTTTTTCATATTTTAGTATAAGTTACACCTATACAAAGATGCTTTTTATAAAAGTTAGTTTATCTTTAAATAAAAAATGAAACGTAGAAAAAAGACGGGCGAGAAAGCCCTATTTTTTAAGATATGGCAAACACGCCCGCACGTATGTACTAACTGTAAAGAGCATTTAGGTAACGAGGCTAAAGCGTGGCACTTTGCCCATATAAAACCTAAAGGCTTATATCCCGAGTTAAGACTAGACCCCGACAATATTAGACTACTCTGTTACGAGTGTCATTATGCCCTAGACTTTCAAAGTAAAGATAAGTTTATAGCCCGCTCTCGCGAATAACTTTACGTATACGGTTTAGTATAACTTCATCTTCTGAATATTTACTGTGCTTTTTACCACACATATACGAGCCGTCGGGCATTTTGTGTTCGTAGCCGTCGGGACAACTAGCGTTTTTTCTTACCTCTAAGTCTATTTTTTCTTCGCTTAGTGTTGTCTGCTTATCTGTAAAATAACCCTCAATACTAAAGCCTTGAACCTTACCGCTCTTAACGTATTTATCCCATACCGTACGGTCGTTTACTTTTACCGATACAAACCATGTCCCTATAGGCAAGTCTTTAAAACCGTACTCATGGCTTTTATCTATTTTACTTGTCTTTATCCAACTCTCTACTACTGTTAGGTTAGTTATATCTTTATTATGCTCTAGCGTGTGGTTATGTTGTTTATCTCTCATAAAAAAGAGCTCGCTAGCTTTTCGTATTGTTTCCTTACTAAAGTATACGTAGTAGTCTTTACCGTCCTCGTCTACTCTTAGTATTTGCTTGTTAGGTATCAGTACCGCGCCTATTAGTAGTTGTTGCTCTTTATCTAGGTCGTTAAATTGTACCTCTATATTTTTGCTAGCTTGTTTTAGTGCTATAAAATTTTCTTGTATAGCGGGTTGGTTTACTAGGCTTATAGCAAATACGCCGTCTTGGTTTTCTAGCGCCTCGTCGTCTATAATAAGTTCTACTATTTTAGTCATAATTTTAGTTTATAAAGTTGCTCTTTCTTGTATTTGTGTACTTACTTGTTGTTGCTCTTCTACGTCTTGTTGTACTACGTACGCTTGTATAGGACTATCGCCCCCAAACGCGTCGAGGCTTTGCCCTAGGTTAAAGTCTGCGCCTTGTTGTAGTTGGTTTATACCACTATGTACACCGCTCATATTTATACCTTGCCTTTGTCCGCCAGACCCCGCACTAGCACCACCACCGCCACCGCCACCGCTAGGCGCTTTAGGGCTTTTAGGGTCTACTTTCATTATTTCCTTAACATTTTTAAGACCCATAGCTAAACTTATACCCGCTTGTATATAACTAAACGGGGGCGGTGCACTAGATAACGCCATATTTACGGCTTTGTAAGTGTCCATAACCGCACTAGCTACGGCAAAACCTTTTTGAGCTACGCTACCCTCTTCAAATAAAGCGCTCGCCATTTTTATAGTCTGACCTAAAGCGTTTACGTTTGCTTGCCTTTGCTTTATAGCTTTTTGGTCTAGTGCTTTTTGTGTGGCTATATCCTCTAGTCTAAACTTTTTATTTGCGTCGTTTACTTGCTTGTTATACTCTTCGGTAATTGCTACCGTATCTACTCCGCTTTTACGTGCTAAGTCTAGTTTGTGTTGGTAGTCTTGGTTTAACTGTTCTAGTTCTGCCTCTCGCTCGCTTAGTCCCGCTACCCTTAACTCGTTTATAGCCTCGGCTTGTTCTTTTATTAGGGCGTTAGTGTTTGTTAGTTGCTCTGACCTTTGCCCCGTTATACGCTCTTCTATATCTACTATTTCTGTCTCTGCCTCTATTACTGCTTTTTGTAGGTCTAGGTTATCCTCGTTTACCGATAACTCTAATTTAGCTAAATCTAGTTTTTTTTGTGCTAGGCTTTGCTCTTCTGCTAGTTGCTTATCTAATATTTGCCCTAGTTCCTCGTTTGCTTTTATACGTTCTGCAAAGGTTAGGCTTTCGTCGTCTCTTATTTGTCTTTGTAACTCTGCTTGGTTTTGAAATTGTAGCATTAGTTTTTGTTGCCCCGCCTCTAATAGTTCTACTTGTTTACGTTGCTCTACTAATACGTCGGCGGTCTTTAATGCCTTTTTACTTTCTTCTACTATTGTGTTAAAAGTAGATACTGCTACGTCTGTTACTTTTTCATATACTGCGGTAGCGTCTTCTTTAAAGTCGTTAAAGTCGCCCTTTACCTCTTCTAGTCCCGACTTTATCATATCCATATCAAAGCTAAAAATACCCGTAAGTATTGTACCTACTCCGCTAAACTTATCTACTATATAATCTTTAAAGCCTATTAGCTTTTCTTTTATACTATCTATAGTTTTTTGCGGTTGTAAAAATGCGTTAAATATTTGTTGTCCTAAATTACTTACAAAGTCTGCCACTTGATTAAATACAATACCTAACGCGGTAGTACCTTTTTCTAAGGCATCTACTACGGGTTGGTTTTGCATTATAATCTCTTTTAGCATTTTAAAAGCCTCGTTAAGCAAAAGTAAGCCCGTCCCTTTCATAGCCAAACCTAGACCCTTAAAGCCACCCGCTAAACCTTTTATAGCGCCTAAACTAGCTTTACCTACCTTACTCATAGCGCTAGTACTCTCGGCTATTTTTTCGGTTTGGTCTGCTACCTCGCTTAGTTGGTCTATAGCCTTGTCTAGCTTGGTGCGTATCTCTATATCAAATACTAATTGCTCCATAAAGCCCCTCTATTTTTCCATTGTTTTAGCCTTACCTCGTAGTTGCGTTTTAGCTTGTCGTAATAGTCCATAATGTTACTAGGTGTATAATGCTCTTTAAAATCTGGCAATATATCCAACGTAGGGGCTATTACTTTTATACACTCGTTAAGGTGTTTAGTTAAGTCCTCATAAGTATAAAGATACTCTAGGTCTAAAGTTTGTTTTTCCTCTGTTAGTTCTACTGTATATTCCATTTGTTTTTTAGGTAAAATATTAGTTTGTCGCGGTCTGCGTCGCTTATCTTATTGTCATAACAAATAATTTCGTATACGTTCCCCTTAAACTCGGCAAAGTCTATAGACCCGTTAAACCTACCGCCTATAGTAAAATAATGCGCGTCTGTTGGGTTGCTTGCCGTTGTATAGGTGTCGGTGTTCTCGTTCTCGTCTATTATATCTAGGTTAGCGCCGTCTCTTCTACCTACTACTATTTTTTTATCTGTTACGCCCGCGCTAGCTATGTTACATTGAAACATATTTGTAGTAGTATTTTCGTTATAATAGCTAACGCTATCAGCTCCCGCACCGCCAAAAGTAGAGTTATTATTTATAGATATACCCGCCCTTGGTGTACCCGTAATAGTGTTTACACCTAGTAAAACTTGCCCGTATGTTTCTTGCGTTGTTATTTGACTTTCAAATACTACTATAAAAGTATTATTGCTACTGGCTAACCCTACTAAGTCTACATCTGTATTAAACATAAAGGCAGTAGTACCGTCAAAAGATACAAAAGGACGCCCGCCCCCCGCTCCCGCACCGCTAACCCAACGAGGCATATACGTACTTTGGTTTTGTAAAAGATTATTAGCGCCTCCGCTTAAATCGTTCCATTGTGTAATAGGTTGCCCGCTACCTACTGTAGAGTTAAAACTAAAGCTACCAAAGTTTGTACTATCTAACCATAGCTTTAATCCCGTAATATCGCTCGGTAATATATTAGTAGTTACCGTACCACTTAAAACGCTAGAGGTGTATTTTGTTTTTATTACATAACTAGTATCATTTACTAAAGTATTAAAGGGTAAACGCATATATAATAAATAAGCGTTATACAAATAAGGTATATTACTTGTAGGGTGTAGGTCAAGAGTTGCACCACTAAAAGCCGTAGTTTGTCTTTGGCTTACTTGGTTACTAGATAAAACTATAGGGGCAGTTCCGCTAAGTATTTTAAACTCTTTTACCAATTCCCAACTTTCAGTATTTAAAGTATTTGTAGAGCCCCCCGTAGTAGCTTGTAGTGTTACAGTTAATTTTATTAAAGTCTTAGCGGGTAGTCTAAAACAATTTGTACCTAGGTCGCCGTTATAGGTTGTACCTACGGGGTACGTAGTAAACGCGCCTAGCTGACCTACCCAAGCCTCACGTCTACCGCCCGCCGTTGTTGTTCTTATTATGTTTTCTGCGGTTTGGCTTGTACCTTGTTGATTTTCTTCTGACGTGCTTACTATTACTTCGTTGTTATTTAAAGCTAGCCCGTAGTCGCCCGTTATACGTATGTTATTTAAAGAGTTATTATATACAACGTCTTGAAAGTTTACGGTAAAATTATCGCTAGCGGGTCTAACCATATTACCCTTACCTATAATAGTTACGTCTGTAGACTTTTCAAAAACTATATTTTCGTCGCCCGTTATATCTACTTTAGATACTGCCGACCTTATTACGTTTTCGTTCCCGTTTACTTTAATATCTCTACCGCCGTTTACTATTTGGTTACGGCTACCTTGAATTGTACCGCCTTGGTTAAAATTAAAGTTGTTTTCTACTCCTACTACTTTATTGTTTATTGGTGTTTCTACTCTTCTTACTCGCCTTTGTTGGTCTAAATAACATTTATTATTAAAGAAAAACCCTATACTACCGTTATAGGCTTGATTAAATAAAGAGCAACAACTTTCATTTAAAGATAGTTGAGTAAAACTGTCATATACTACCCCGTCTGAAACATACATAGTGCCAACTTCGGGGCAGTTATCCGCGCTTACGGGGTCGTAGTCTGGCGGAAAACTACCAAAGGTTATATAGGTTTTTAAGAGCTCTACCTTACAAATACTAGTTGAGTTTATATTATATCCCTTTATACTATTTACTATGTAGTCTTCGCCGTTAATATGTATAACGTCGTTAAATTGAAAGTCTTCTATATCGCTAGCGCTAAGTCTCATATAAGCCGTAAGCATACGGGCGTTCTTATCAAAGTTTGTTCTTATATAACTAAGCCAATATTTATACGCTAAACCGAAAAGAGGTATTTGTTCCCATAGCCCTAATTGTTCGCTAAGAGTACACCCCCAATTTACAGAAAATACTGTTGTACTAGTTTGAAAACCTACCTCGCTAAATGCACTAAAGTACGGTACTATTTGTTTATTGTTGAGGTAGTCCCCGTCATAAAATAAAGCATATTTTAAGCCGTTGCTTACTACTTGCGTACCATGATAAAAACTTAATCTTATACCCCCTACGTTTTTATAGCCGTCCTCGTCTATATTTATAATAGGACTAGTATATATCCCCGCGTCTTGTATAGGGTAATTTATAGTAGGACTAAATACGCTAGTAAAATTATTAGTAGTTTCGCTAAACTCGTTACCTATATTATAGTCGTACTCGCCGTACGTAAAACTACGAGACTTTAATATACTTTGGTAAACATAGTCATCGCTTGGGGTATCTTTAAACAAAGCGTTTCGCCCGCTTATTTTACTCGGCGGTATTATTTGCACGTCTTTAGTAAAGTCTATTTTTTTACTCCAATCTTTAGCACCTCTTGACGCGCTCATAAAGTCGTTATAAGGCTCAATAAATACGTGCTTACTATTTGTTTTATCTGGTATTACTGTAAGGTTAAATTTACGTATAACACTACTAAATAAGTCTATAGCTTTTAGGTTGCCAAATAGTTGGTTAATACTAATTTGCGCGCCCGTTATGTTTGCACCTATCAAATCAACTTGTATGGACGCGTCGGTTATTTCTATATTATCGCCAACGGGGTACGCGTTATTTGTTTGAGTAATTAACCTTACTACTATATTGGACGCCGAACTTAACTGTAGTTGTCCGCCATTTACTAAATATATAGGTACAGACGTATCAAAACCCGAGGTAATAGTTTGCGTAGTACCCGCGCCTATATTAAACTCATTCCCCGCGTAGGTTATTAATAAATACGTATTTGCCCCCGTTTTTAAATATAAACCAAACCTAGCGGGGCTATTTGTCCCCATGTCGCCCGCTTGCCCGTTTAAAGTTGCCCTTACAGTAACTTGATACACACCACCAAAAGGCGGGCTATATATATTTGTTGAGGGGTCAAAGCTATTGCTTAGGTCTAAATTTTCGGTAGGGGTGTTTAATATGTTTAGCGTGCTACCGTACTCTATTATTTGACTACTAGTATTATTTGCTTTTACTTTGTAAAAAGATTCGGGCGTATTACTTACTAGGCTATCGCCACCGCTATAATTTATATCACAAAAAATTTTACTACCTAAAGCACCGCTAAAAAATTGACTTTCATAGGTATAACCTTTATGCTCTAGTATTCTATTTAATAAAGCCGAAAGTCTAATTTGTGGGCGTAAGTGCTCTATATCTATTCTATTATATTGTGGAAAAGGAAAGCCCGTTGTAGTAGGTACAAAAAACTCCGAGCTTTGACTAGTTGCCATACCCGTACCATAGTCAAAAAATGAATATACTAAGTCGCCGTTTGCTATACTATTAGTTGCGTAACTATTATGAATATTGTCTACTGTAGGGGTGTGGTCGTAAGCGCTATAATCTAGGTCGCTCATTTTAACGCCTTTAAGTTCGTCCATTAGTGAAACGTCAGCGCTATACAAAATTACTTCGTACTCGTAACTATTGCCGTCTCTTAAAAATACGTTTACTAATTGTAGGTAACCGCTAAAGACTTCTATAGTGTCTTGTAATAGGTAAGCCTCTGCTTTAAAGTAAGGGTTAAAATTACCGTTTGTACCGTCGTCGGCGCAATAGCTACCTACCATAAAGTAAGTAGAGAAATAGCTATCATTATTAGGTGTACTAGGTAGCCTAAAGTTATAGGTATGGCTACCCTTTGTTTTAAGGTCGGTAATATCTTTAAACTTAAAATCAGCCGTAATAGGTTGCCCTTGTAATACGTCTAGGTAAAAACTATTACCGTCTTTGTCTATTGCTACTAAAGTACTAGCCATTAAAATACTATATTATTGTTAGTTGGTACGCTATACCTAAAAGTTAACTGATAGCTTACTTGCTCGTATTGTTTACTACTATCAAATAGACGCGGCGGGGTTGTTTCTGGCGTTGCTTTTACTATGCTATTTACTGCGTTTATAGTAGAGTTTTCTAGTATAACCGCTCTCGCCGACCCGTCGTCATTTATATAACTAATTTTATTACTTAAAAACATATCTTTAACCTTTTGTATATCTCCGTCGCTTAAAAACCCCGTATTTACTGTAAAGGTTTCGTTAAAGTTTGTAGCAACTGTTTTTTCTCCTCTATGCGCTACGTCGGGTATATATCCTATTTCTTTATAATTTTTATTTGAGCTCGTAAGGTCTTCAAAATTACCGTCATAATTAAATACTGACCCTTTTATATTTGTAGGGTTACTACTTATATTATCTCTACGGAGCTCGGTAAATGTAATATATTCCCATACGCCAAAATTATTAATGTAGGCAAACCTTTGGCGGTTGTATTTTCTGCAAAACTCTATACCTTGTCCAAATGCGTTATTTTGTTTAAATCTTTCAGTCAATACAAATCTATATTGTTGACTTAATACAGACCCTACGCCCGCGCTAGTATCACTTGCGTAAATTTCGTAGTAGGCTAAAGTAGAGCCAAAACTTGCGGGTCTATTACCGCTATCCAATTTATTAAGATTTTGCGGGTAAAGTCCTATAGTAGTTATTAAACCCTCTGTAACTGCTGACGTTGTGTTAATTCCGCCTATAGATAAACTACCTAGTAAAGTATCGCTATCATTATAGTACCTTACTATTATAAAGTCTGCTATTTGTTGGTTAAAAAAAGTAGGTCTAAACATACTCATTGTACCCCAATCATAATATGAACAATATATAGTGTAATGACTACCGCCTTGAGGGTTTCGTAAAAAATTAAAGTTGTTGTTTAAAAATTCAGATTTAACGTCGTCTAAATAATACGGGGAATAATCTACGTTTATTAAGTCAGTAGCTTTGTCGTAACCGCATATAGCATATATATAACTAAATGATGAGCCCGCCGTTCGTTTAGTTGGTACTACCGTAGCGGAGTCGCCGTAAAAATCAAATAGTTGTGCCGATATTCTAAAAGTATTATTATTTACGCTTGTTAGAGCTTGAGTTGTAGCCGTAGCCTTATAGGGCATAGCGTGTATATTTTGTTTAAATTGTGCAATGTTTAAATTTGTTGCCCTTGTTGGTACTGTTAACGTTTGTTGTACGTCGCCTATATCTTTTATATGACTTTGTAATATTTTAGTAATATTTATAAAGCCGTAGTTCTCATTATTAGGTCTAAAAGTGTAAGAGTATACTGTACCGCTTATATTTAGCTCTAACAAAAACCTATAATTAAATACGTTCGCCGTTCCAATTTTATCACTACTACATGTTATTATTCTTTTGCCCGAGGCTTTTACAAAGTCTGAGTTGTTAAAATTTGAATTAGTTATTGCCATTACTCTACTATATCTTTAAAAGTTTTAAACGTGTCTTTTATCATGCCTTGCGCTAAGTCCATTACAAAGCGGTTTTTAGTTTCCTCTATAGCGTCTTTAAAAAAGTGCCTAGGTGCTATACCCTTATTAGCTATACTTCTACCTATCAAATACGATGCTTGCTTTTTTGCTTGTTCTGTAGGGCTTATAAATTGGTTAGTCTTTAAGTCTCTTAGTTTTATAGGCTTTGTATTTATCCACTCTTCAACTACCCCGCTAGCTAGGTTTTGGCTCTTAAATTTAAAAGGGCTTTTACTCGCTGACGCATAACTAGAGGTACTACCTTTTACACCTTGCTCTATAAAGTCGGCGTAAGGTTGGTTACTTGTAAAACGCATATTAAGAGTATTCTGACCTTTAACCAATTTATAGCTAAGACCTTTAGCTAGAGCTCCCGTATTATCGGTTATTCTAGCTTTACCCTCTATTTTCTTTTTTATTTTAAGGTTACGCTTTGCTCTTTTTACTACCTCTTTGGCGTATAAGTTCATAGCGTCAATAGTATTATTATCTATTACCCCTATTTTGCGTTTAGCCATTCTATAGTATTTTCTATTGTTGTATCGCTCATAGTACCGTTAGTATATATAACCTCTTGTACGTTAAAGTTGGTTTTTAATACAGTAGATGTATCTAGCCTATTGCCTATGTAAAAAGTACCTAACCCCGTTATATTGCCTATTGTAGTTAGTTCAGCGTATTCAGTACCACCGTAGTATAGACGTACTTTATTACTGTCTTGTATTTTAATAGCAAAAGTATACGGCGTATCTCTTATTATTGCGTTATCGTCTAATAGTTTTGGGTTGCCCGTTTGTAGTCCCGTTATATCGCCACTAGGGGACAAAGGCACTAAATAACCGTTTTCATTTTTTAACCCTATAACTCCGTTTGTTATAACTAAGTCAGCGTAGCCCGTAGCTGAAACTATAGAGAAAATTTTATTTGTGTCTCCCGTAAATTGGTTTATTTTAATAAAATAAATATCGTTTGAAGCTATTGTAGTTTGACTAGCTGTAAATACTACGGGGTCTATACCTTTAATATTAATAGCCTTATTTTTAAATTGATACTCTATACTTCCGTCGGTTGTTGTACTGCCAAATAATGTTCCTATGCTTTTACCGTCTATTATTGGTTTCCATTCTCTTACGTACTCATTAGTAGCGTAGTCTATATTACCCTCTTGTTTTTCTGTAGCACTATACCAAGTATAACCGCTCGTATTTAATTTACCTATAGGCGGGGTTGGTGTTTCATAGTCCCAACTAAGTAAAGGCATATAAGGTATATTACACGCCTCGCTTTCGTTAGCGCCCTCTATAGTCATTACAGTAGACCACCCTACTACGCGGTTATTGTAGTTACCCGTTATAGGGGTACAACTTAGAGCGTTACCCGTTAGCTTTGTGTCTGGGGTTACTATGCTACTACCTTTTAAAAATTCAGTTTGTAAGTCTTGTAATATTTGGAGCGTATTAGATAGGGCGTATTTTTCGTTATCCTTGCGCTTGTCTTTATCGTCTACTATTTCTATTAACATTATATTAATATCGTAGCTTATTACTCGCTCGTCTATATTTGCACCCGTAACGCCAACGTGTAATAGTGGGTACTCTTCTATTTTCTCTAGGTCGGCGTCGTCTATATCGCCAAAGCTAAAGCTATTTATTTGGGTGTGCTTATTAGCGACCTCTTTAAAATACTCTATTATTCCGTTGTACGTTATCATTTTTTTTACGCTTGCGTTTTAGTTCTCTGTTTTTATCTATATCGTAACATAGTTTTAGTAGGCATTGTTTAAACGGTAGCTTTGTTATATCGTCGTATTTGCTTACGTCGTTATTAGCTAAACTATCTATGATACCAAACCACCCGTAGGCTCTGGCAACGTCTGACCCGTCGGGGTCGGTGTTTCCACTATAGAGGCTTGAAAAGTTAGCAAGCACTTGCTCCCTAAATTGTAAAAAAAAACCGTAAGCCCGTTTACTACGTCCATATTAACCGCCTTAAATTTCTCGGCGTTCGCTTGGTGTCTAACCTCGTACGGCTCTATATTATATTTACCGTTTTCCTCTTCCGTTATTGGTCTATATAATACTGCTAATACTTTATGAAAACCTCCTATATTTTCTTTGGTAAACTCTTCAACGTCTACATACTCGCCAAAAGTCATACTATCCAAATTAGGGTGCATACCATAGGTTACACCGTCTAACTGTATTTTATTTATTAAGGCTTTGTTAAGCTCTACCTTTATTAGTTTGTTTAAACTGTTATATACTGTTTTTAAGTCCTTTAGTTTAAAACGCTTTACTACTTCCGTAGGTACGTTACAAAAGCTACTTATAGTATTATATATTACGTCGGTAGGGTCTTTACTCTCGCTAGTTTCTACGTAATTTTGGTAGTTACCTAGTGTTACCTCGCCCCAATTTTGGGGTACGTTTAGTATTACTTCTTTTTTCATTCTATATATACAAAGGTTATTTTAGTTAAAAGTTATTAAATTATAGCAT